ATATCTTGTAAGTATAGTGGCAAGCATAGAAGGAGTCGTTATCAGACCTGAATTACTAAAGCTTAAGGCGTTAGCAACTCTAGATCCAACATTCCATCCAGCTCTTACCTGCCCTAATGATATACCGCTGACTATTTTGTCTCCGATACAAGTCCGTTTTGCGAACTCGAAGACAGGTTTGTTTGGGGATTTGATGCTTTTATGCATGTTTATCCCACAACCAATCCCTGCCATGATCTCCAAATATTCATCGGCAATAGCCGAATTGAATATAACAAGATCATCTCCGAGAATTTCGTAGTCTTCATTCCAAGCATACTCTGAGGGGTTTTTCCCCTCTGAGATATGAACTCGAAACGCAGCATATTGGACGATCCAATGATGAGTCAATGCCAAGCCGGGCCATGAGGACAATGCCCCCATAGCCTGCCCAACCGCATAGCGATATGGGCCCTCGGGTACTCCTAATTTTCAGCAACTTTGCTGTTAAACGAGAAGTCCCGATTGCACATAATCTTCTGCCATAATGCTCCTAATCCACTAAACAGCCATACTACCTCAATAATAATTGCGGTAAGTATAACTGGAAGTCGATCAGTAGCAGCAGTAAGATCGAAAGAGAATCCACAATTGCTCTTAATTGCCTTTTGCATGCTTCTCCGGATAGAACCTTCTTGATCGAAGGTCCCATCGTTTGGAATAAGCCGTAAAAGGGCAAACATTGCTTTATGCAATGGAGCAAGGACTGACTGAGTAACAGAGTCAAGAAGGGCAAACAGACGGATCTTTCCGGCTGCTTCGACCTTAATGGCGAACTGAGATAGTCCCAATCCTGATCCCAACCCGTGAGCCCTAATGGACATTTTTGTTCTAATAGGGTCGGTTTGAGACCAGTATCTACCGATTTCATCGGTAAATCCGATTGGTGCACTATTCTCAAGTTCTGTTCCCAGTTCATATCCAAATTGTAACATTCTCACGAATTTCGTCACTTTGGGTTTAACCAGGTATAGGTAATCAAGAATGTCTTGCCAGAGATCTGGACGAAGCGCATTCAGGTACATAATGTCAGTTATAATCCCTTGGGCACTCATCTTATTAGACGGCGAAGCCGATCTACTTAAGACGAACCCCGTAGGAGACAACGACATTCTGCGAACCGCATCCGAGTTCTTTAATAGATCAAAGAAGATTAGCTTTTTAACGCTAACCAACTCGATCAAAG